TTGGTTTACTAACGATTTGTAATGCTCTATTTTCTCCTTTATCATGTCAAGGGGAAGGCTTAGTCTGTCGTTCCTTATTGACTTCAATTCTTCGAGTTTAACCTTGCCTATTCGCCTTACTATACCCTCGTTGTATTCGAGGAGATTGCCGTGCTTGTGTTGGTTACAAGTGACACATTGACCGTGGACATTGGACTCATGGAAACGAAGGTTGGGGTAAGAACCAACGGAGTAGTAGTGACCGGCATCATACTTGCCTTGTAGGGCTTTCCCGCACGATATACAAGGTCTTCCCTTGTCCCTGAGCCTGATGTAAGTATTGAAGACTTGTTGGAGTTCCTTGCGCCATTGGGATATGCTCTTGTTCTTCTCCCGCATTGCCTTAATCTCCCGCTTGTCCTTCTTTTCTTTAGCCTTTACCGCCCAAGCAAGAATACAAGCTGCCTCTGAGCAAGTCATTTGCAGGGTGCTATAGGACGGAATGAAGTCCGTCTTACATATCTTGCACTTTCTACTCCTCGCCTTCGCCAATTACTTCCAGGTTATTTGTTCTACCTTGATGTTGGCCAGTACCGTCTCCGCGATTAAGGTCTGAACGTCTGCGGCAATTCGCTCGTCCATCCCATCGGTATTCACGATAACCTCGTCTCTGTTCGTGCCGTTGGTGTGTCTGATTAGTTTGAAGTCCCATGATAATTGATTTACGTTAGGTACAGCCATTGTTACGCGACCAAGAAACGTCTCGGTCTTTGCTATTGGTTTGGATTGTATCTGTATCATATTGGCAAATATAGTGCTTGTGTGTTACTTTTATTTATTTTTTTGATAAATTATTTTCCCAGAAGTATTGACAACCCTTGTCCGTGAATGGTTCACTCAGGAAGTAGGATTGATAAAACTCCGATGGCGTCGCGGTGTGGCGATAGCAGTTTTGACTTTGTGGGCAGTTTCTACCCTTGCACATTGTGATGTCTGGACACATATTAAATTTTGTTTATTAACACTTGACTTTTATTGTTTGACTGTTGTAGTTTTGTTGAACCTCTTCTTCCGATGTGCGCAGCTTCGGAAGGCGAGGGAAAAGGAATAAAAACCCTTTGCTCAAGCCTCGAACTGCGCTCGGGGCTTTCTTTTTGCCTATCGAATTCGTTTTACTCCCATCTACGTCAGCCAAGGTAGTGCGATAGGCAAACTTCATTTGAGAGAATGTTGGATCAGGCAACTGCCCCTTTGCGGGGCGGGATTGTTTGTTTTTCATGGGGGGGAGCTTTTTCTTTACTTTCTCTTTCTTCTCTTCTCGTGACTTGTCTGGTTTCTCTTTCTTTTCTTTTGAAAAACCCAACATGCCAACGTGTTAAAGTTATGAGTCATGCATCAAGAACTTCATCATCATTAGGGTCAGGAATAAAAATGTTCAAGGTTTCAGCAGAAAATTGCTTAACCATCTCGACATATTCCTCAAACTCCGTCGTTGTGAGTTCACTTGTCTTCCTAGGAATCTTAACCACCTCTGTGTCTGTAACCATTTCGGTGTAAAGAAACTTCCCCTTCAAAAACTCGTGCGTCAGGTCCTTGTCCACGTCATGTCCGAGTTCCCTCAGCCTTGTGGCTATGCTTGTTATGACTATGCCCCAGTAGTATGAGTTCTGGAACACCGACCTATACTTTTTTTCGGGCTTGACCTCAATAACAACCGCGAGGTCTTTTTCCCTTGCCATCAGGCGAAGTCCCTCATCAAAGAGAGACCGCGCCTTCACGACAAGCGAGCCGTCTGGTTTAATCGTTCCCCGATGTTTCATCGTCCTTTGTTACTTGGTGGTACAATATGGTCATTGCCATTATGGATGCGGCACATACCGATATGAATATAACTAGTTCTTTCATTGTGTTATGGTTTTGAATCCGTTCATCTTGACAATATGCTCGTAGAGTTCATCAAAGGTCTTGAGTATCTCGTTGCCGTCCTTGTCCCAAGACTTCATGTCTGGGTTAAGTTTCCCTTCGATGTAGCCCTTCTCATACATGAACCAACTGAAGTCGTCGAGAGCCTCCTCGGTCATGATCTCCTTGAGTAAGGTGTAAATGACATGATTCTCGGGTTCTGTGAATTCTGTTGTGTCTATCCCAATGTCATAAGCCGCGCCGGACATTCTCCAAGCCTTTTGTAGTTGGAGTGTGATTGATAAAAATGTTTCGTATCTCATGCCTCTTCTTCTTCTAATGGTTGTGCTACAATCATGAGGTAGTCCCAGTCATACCCCGCGGATATAATCTCCTTCTTAACCTCTTCGTTCTTGGCTGTTATTTTATCTCCCTTGGCATATCTTGAAACTACTCGCGACCACCTTGCCACCTTCGACTTGACCGCGTCCGAGTAATCTCTTGGTGTCTCGTATCCGTATAGCATTTGAAGGTATGACGAATACTCGATGCCCAGATTCTTCTTGAACCTTCCGTCCTCGAATGTTATCTCATCCTCAAGGGGCGGTCTCTCGTCTGACCGATAGTATTTAGTAATCTTCTCAAGGTCTTTCTTGTACTCCGCCTCAAGTTGTTCGGACGGATAAAGTGGAAAGCATATCATTCGTAGGTCGTCCTTGCAGATGTAGGCAAGTTCCCCCGACAATCCCAGTCCCTTCATGTAAGTAAACAACTGGAGTCTGTGGTGGCTTATTGGCTTTTCGTTTCTTTCAAGCATATCCATCACAAACGAGGAGCAAGACTTGACCTCAAGAACCTTTGTGCTTAACGGCTTATCTCCGTATGCCTCGTATAGCTTATTAGCGATGAATAGAGACGATGCTTGGATGCTTTCGGGTAGATAGGACTTCGATATGTCTTTGGTCGCTTTATCGAGGTCTATTTGCCCTCCCGCAAGGAAGTCAAGTCTGCCTGATACTTTAAGTAGGTCTGGATACTCTAGCATGACTCTTTCTTGTGTCTCTTGGATTATGCCAGCCCTCTCAAGAACGAACCTGACCACCCATTCGACAAGATTACCCGCCTCGAACTTTCTTAAGGAACGGATGTTGGGCGGGTTTGTTGGTGTGACCGCCTTCATCCTCAGCCATCTATCGACGAGGGGTTGTCCGATTTCCGAGGCATAGCAGTAGTCCCTCGGCTGTAAGTCTCTTTGTGGGGAGTATACGCACTCGTTCCACAACTGGTCTAGTTTCCAATTCATTGGTAGATAATTGTTAAATTTGAAATGTCGTTTGCTAATTCAATGTCTTCGATGGCGTGTTCCTTGGTTGGGTAATTGTACTCACCAACTACGGCATGGTCTGTCCATAGAACTAAATTGTAGGTGTCGTCCTCCTGGTGAACTACGTCGGATTGAACTTCAACTAACTCGTTTTGTATTGTCCGGACGCATGAGGCGAACTTTTTATTGTAGAATCGGTCTGCGTCAATTTTCTTCTCATTCCTTTGGATGTCATAGAATAATACTCTGACTTCATTGGGAATGGAAGGAAGTAATTTACCAGGGCTTTTGTAGTCTTTATACTTTCCTATAAACCTAGAGTGCCACCGGTTTGTTTTCTTAATTGCATAAAGTTCTCCGTTATCTTTCAGAACTTCATAGCCATCATTCATCTGATAAATGCGTGTCATAGGTTTTGTAAATTTAGTGTAACTTGTTGATTTTATTGCTATTCTTATCTAAATTATCCTTAAATATAGATGTAGCGAGCCAATACATTAGCGGTAAGGCGATAAAAAATAGGACGGTTTGCAGTCGTTTCATAGTCCATGTTTTTCGTGAAAGTTTTGATAAGCGACACAGTTTTCGCACTCTTCAATACACAGTCTTTTTTCTGCCTCCTGGTACTTTTCATCATAGAGCGTACATTCTCCGTCCTCGTCCATGCCATGCTCGCAGGCGTATTTGTCGCATATTTTGAAAATGAAATGATCATCGCAATGCGGGCAAAGTAGTTTGTAATGTAGTAAATTCATCTTAGTAAGGGTAAAAGGGCTGCCGCCACCGAAATGGCGACAACCCATAGCATTTGTTTTTTGGTCATAGTTTTTCTGTTAGCTTGTCAGTTAGTCCGCTTGCTATTTCGGATACGCTACGTCGAAACTCAGGCTCCGTTATCTCATGGAATTCTCCAGAGGTCATAACTTGCGTGGTCTCATGGTCAATGAACTTATCTGTTCTTTTGCTCAAAAAGAAGGATTTAGTTTGTCCTGATGTGCTGATGGAAATGATTGTCACTTCCTCGTCGTGCGGGATAACTGCTTTGTAAACTGCGTACAAATGATAATCTCTTTTGTAGAATTTTGGTGCGTCGATTGAAATCTCCCTTTCAATGCGCTCGGTGACTGTGTATTTCATATTATTTGTGTTAGTATCATGTGTTTGTGCAATAGTTCATCAACGTAGAGGTCGAGGTTCATGTTAATGCTGTAGTCCATGTAATTCGCGGGGGGCATATTGAGGCAAAACCTTTCGGCAGCCTCTAGCCTCTCTTTCATGCCCTCGTACTCGTGTATGTGGTTGCACCCACCAGTCCCATGATTATGGACGTGGGCGGTGCGGACTCCGTCGACGTAGATGTCGGCACTGAACATTATTGTCTCCTCGCTCATCGCGATATTGTACGTTATATTTTTGAGTTCTATTTTCATAATTAATTTTTAAGTATTATTTCTTTTTGCTCTGCTATTGAACCGGCGGTGTATAGGTCTCCGCTCTTCGCCCATGTAAGATTGTGGGCTTTGCAAAGATTTTCAAACGTCCTGAATTCAATTTCTTTTGGCGTGTGAATTACTTCATTTAGTTTGCTCTGGTAGTCTAAAATTAAAATCATGTGCTATTGTGTTTATAGTTTGTATTGTTTCTGATAAAGTTACTTCCAAGGCTTCAGACAAAATTGCGTGGGCTGTTTCCGAGTCTACGTTGTGCCTACTCATTACGTCGTCAATATGCCACATGGATTCGACGTGGTACCCTGCGCGTCTCAACGTCTCTTTGGCTTCTCTTATTGTCATAGTTCCTCCTCCTGTTCTTCATAAGCCCAGCCGGTTACTTCGGAGGCGAATTTAACTGCTTCTTTTGAGCCGAATTCTGGCTCATAGGCTTCAATCATTACTCCGTTTTGGTAGGTATACTCTCCGCAATTATAGCCGATGTCTTCGTCTGCGAATTTTACCCTGAATACGTCGTCTGGAAACAATATACTGAGCTTTTCAATTACTGCCACTGGTGTACTCCACGCGGTGCTGAATTGAATGTCTCCTTCATCTGTTACTCCTGTGTCGTATGCGTTCCACTTGGTGTTCCAATGGCGTGTTGCCCAGTCGTACCAATTATCAGCGCCGTATTTAATCATAAACATTTTGCTCATCCGCTCGGTGATCCCTTTGTTCCAGGTGTCGGGCGTTTGTTTGGCAAATTCTTCGGGGGTTACTATGCGCGTCGGACTCGTTGTGTTTCTCAGGTCTTCTGGCATTGGATGAATTGTGTTAAAATCTATGAACTCGTTGTTTCCTTTAATGAAGTCCATGATGAATTCTTCGTGTGCTGACTCAATAGTCAAGACGTTTGTAACGTGATTTGGCATAAGTTTTTGTATTTAATTGTTATTGGTTTACTTCTTTTATCTCGAATCGCAATGGCGCGGCAAAGAAGGTTTGAATTCTTCTCATTGCTATTTCTGCCGTCTTTACTGTTAGTTCATCAGCGTTATAGCTGAGTGTCATTTGTGCCTTGTTGCTACGATTGTAGCCCGTAATCGTGTACTGTTTCATAAATTATTGGTTTTGTGTTTGCTAAATTAAATTACTTTTTGTTTGTTACTTGTTAAATAGTGTTAAATCTTCATTGTAGGTAAATTCGTGCGTTATTAGATAGTTGACTATTTCTTCTTTGTAGGCGTGGTCTACAATTTTTCCTTCAATCGTTATTGTGTAGGTCTCTCTCCCTTCGTGGGTGTCTATCTGGATAACTTTGCCGGCGTACTTCATCGCCTCAAATTTCAGCAGGGCGAATAAGATTAGTATGGTTTTCATTGGAATGGGTTGATATTGTTACTTAATAGGCTGTGAATTTTTCTGCCGTATTTGCTGACCTTGTTTATTTGGTAGTCGTCGCCGGGGTTATTGATGTACCAGATATCTCTTTCGCCTTTGGCGTTTATAGTTGGAACGGCTATTCTTTCCATGTACCAGTATCCAGGGCGTTCGTGCACTGTTAGCCCGCTTGCTCTTCTGTAGTGTGCAATTCCTTCGTTTTCGGTTATGCACTCCCTTCGGTTTGCTCCCCTGCCCTTGTGCCAGTAATATTGCCGCCCTGTGTGTTTGTACGTCACTATCAACGGCGTGTTGTAAGTTGCGCCGCTGTATGTTATGTTTGCGGCAAAGGTTGTTGTTATTTTCATTGTATTGGTTTTTTTAGTGTGTTGTATGTCAGACCTTCTGAATCTGTGTAGGTGTTGTGTATTATTTCGCAATGGCTCAGCTCTTCCGCTTTTTCTTTGTAGACTTTGGTAAATGTTCTTTTTCCTAATTTGTTCAGATATGGCAAAATATATCTTTCGTAGTTGTGCCCATTGGGATCAATGCCGCCGTAGGCGAAACAAGACTCCATCATTTCGCGCATAAATTGTGCGCTCTCTTCTTTTGTTATCATTGTATTGGTTTTTATTGCGCGTTGAAGATGCGCGCCCCCTTTGTTGATTAAATTAAATTAGTTAGCTGTTCTTTTTTAGTTGTTGGCAGTATCCAGCCCGGCGCCCTTTCTCCGTTGTGTGTTAAGTATGGATTGAACTTTCCGCCTATTGCTTTCAATTTTTCTTTTATCGGTTTTGTGTCGCCGAAAATTGCTATACATTTTTCCGAGTATTGTATTACCTGAAAATCTTTAACTTCTGGCAATGGTTTTTCTTCGGGTTTCTTTTCTGACTTCATTACATATCCCGAAAATTCTGTTTTGCTTATCTCCCATCGACTGCCCAGGAATTCTACTTCTGAAAGCTTATCGAGTGTTGTGTATGCTTCTTGCCGCCGGAATTTCTTTTCTCTTTCTTTTCTGGTGTATTTGGTTGCTTTTACGTTTACTTCTCCTTTCTCTGTATCTGGTTGCAAGGCGTACACAATTAGCCCGTCATAAATTTTCCCCTGTTTTAAGTCGCAAATTTTCAACATTTCTTCTTTTGCGGGCTCGAGTAATACAGCAGCGGCGGCGTCTCTTTTTTCCCGCTCTTTTTTCTGCTCCTCGTGGTATTGCTCCCATTTCAGTTTCTCGGCTGTTTCGCGTTCTGATATCATCAATTCTATTTCTTCCACCGTTTTCCCCGTTATATTTAGCACTGCCGCCGGTACATTCTCCTCGTAAATTCCGCCGATGTCTATATAACTAACCAAAAACTGCCCGAAAAAATCGCGGCTAAGGAATACCCCGAAATTCCCGTAAAATAAATTCTTGTTGATTTTTGCAAGGTTGTTTTTTTCTCTTTCCAGTTCTTCGGTGTATTGATCCTGATTTTTTAGATATTCGCCCTTCTTGTATGCGAAAAACTCGTTACTGTTGCGTTGTACTGAGTATTTCAATACTTCTTTGATGTATTTGTATATGCGCGTTTTTTTATCGTGGTCGATGGCGTTCCATTTGACTCCAATGCTTTTATTTTTATTTTGTATTATTGACTTGTAGCCGCCTAGATAGCCGCCCGAAACTTCTGGAAATGCTCCGTGTATTGTTATTTGGGTTTTATACTTAAAAATAGGCGTTTGTAGCTCTCGAAGTTTTTCGAGGGTTGCGCCGTTGGTCTCGATGTCTCTCAGGACTTCCTCGGGTATGTTTTTGTAACCTTTGTTGGTAATGTTTTTGGCGTCGTATCGTTCGCCCTCGAATAAATTTTGTATGCGTTCCATGGTAATTATTTTTTGATTATTGGTAAAATTTCTGTAACTGCTTTTCTTCCGTATTTGAGCGAACTTTCGTAGCTTATGTATGCTGTTTTGATTCGTTCTAGGCGTTTAGATCCTGTTTTTACATTTGCGTAAATAATATATCCGGCTGTTTCGTTGTCGTTGGTGAATACTTGAATCTGTAATTCTCCGGCTAAATTTATTCCGCAAGTGTATATTTTTTTAGGATTCCAAACGTCCGCGCGGACTTGTCCCAAAGTTGTATAAAAAGTTAGTGTTTGTTTCATGGTGTTAAATTTTTTTTATGATGTCGTACTTTGTAAAAATTTGCTCCCCGCCTGGTATTGCGAACCTGAGTAAAAGTCCGGACGGGCTTTCTTTGTAGCCCTGGAAAGTCCCCGCAATGTGACCGGCAGGGGTGTTGAGTAAATACTGCGCGCCTCGTGTGTGTATCATGTTTTTTGTGTTATTGGTAAAAATTAGGGCGGCTGTAGTGGTCGCCGCCCGTTTGTTTAGCAAATGGTAAAAATTTCGTAGCCCCGCGCGGTAAATTCTTCATCTGTCTGCCCGTTGCCCGGTTTTACTACTTCCGTTTGTACACCCGCGTTTTCAAAGCATTGCCAAACTGCTTGACTCAATTTGTCGTAGCCGTAGCCGCCCGCCTTTCCTGTGTTGCCGTAATCGAACGCGGTGCCGGTCTTCGGGTGTTTGCATTCGGCTAAAGGTCCCGCCCATATAATTACCGAGGCGGTGCAAACTGTGCCCGCGGGGTTGTCGCTCCAATTTGCGATAAGGCGCCCCGCTGGTTTGCCGTTGTAAATAATTGCTTTCGCCGTTGTACCTGCAACGTGCTTCATTTCTGTGACGTGTTTCATAAAAATTTTGTTTTATTGGTTTAACGGCACAAACATACAACAGACATTCCGAATACAAAAGTTAAAATATGTTAAAATTCTAAACCCCTTTATTTACAAGGGTTTCAAGCGAATATATGTTTTTTATGTATACGTTTTTTCAGTATTTGTTGTATATTTGAGGGTCGGGGCGTTCTGCCTGTTTCACGTTTTCAAAGATCAAAATTAGTATTAACGAAATGGAGCGAAAGGGGGTTGACCTGGGCGCGGGGGATTTCGCGTATATCCTCACACACTAAGAGAGAGAGAATAAAGAAAGGATAAAAGAGTAAGTAAATACAAAAATGCCTCGTGCGCGCTCGTACATAGTCCTCTCTATAGTGGGTTACCCCAACACAAAACCTAACCCCCTGAAAATCAACGAGTTACACAACCACGTTCCCCGTTTCCTATCCGCTTTCCCGCCTTCCTCATCCTCTCCGCCCTGGTGTCTGGGTGCTTTTATCCCTTGCATTAACTGTGCTTGTATGGTGTCCGAATGCTTAACCCTTGAAAATCAATGAGTTAGTCTACTTTCCCCACACGGTGGAGACAACTTTTATCCGCGCCCCCGCCCCCATGTTCCCGCCCTCGTCACCTCGTCACCTGATCCCGTCACCTCGTAGTAAATCATGAAATAAACTGGACAACTTCGCGCCTGGTCTCCATTGCGGTAACCTTGTGCCCGCATGCCTCAGCGCCTGCCGGCTCCCCTCGTCACCTCGTCACCTCGTCACCTCATTACAGCTCATTACGTCGCTTATCTTGTTTCCTTCCTTATATATATGTTGCGCGCCTTGTTGTCTTATTATATCGCACCGAATGAAGCGGCAGGGCATACGCAGGGGCGGCGAACGTCTGGGCGGATACGGGCAGCGGACACCCCACCCACCTTGCTGAAACCGATTCGGGAGGGAGGGACGGAGGGGGCTGTGTGGGGGGTGACCCCCACCCTTCTTGGAAAATCGCATTTTCTAAATTTCACCCCCACCCGTCTTAAAAAGTACTTTTTATAATTTTATTCCCCCCACCCATCTTGATAAAAGTCTTGTTTTGTCTCAAATGTTTGTTATATTTGCTACAAATTACATTGACATGGTACAGGCTTATACTTTATCCGATAGAATTGTTCAGCAAGGTTTTAACGATGCTCAGTTCCTTGTCGGTAGAGTTTACAAGAATGACGGGACCATTTCGGTATCTTCTACTCAGGAGTTGCTTGACAGTGGCGCACAGCTTGTCCCTGAATATCAGCAAGTTTGCAGATACTTTTACAAGGAGAGCGGAATAACCCCTCCTAATTGTTTAAAGACTTTGTATAATGGGCAAGGGGATATAAGCGACCTATTGTTTGACGAATGGTCCTATGCGGGTTCAGTCAATTGGGTTCAGCTCCGCAGGGTCGAGGTCAACTTGATACTGGAAGCTACAGCACCCGCGCTTGGCGCAGAGAACTACTACGTCAAGCTCGTGTTCGATGTATTTCAATCGCCCTTAAACCCATAAGATAATGGCCAAGGCCACCACAAATAGCAAGGTCAAGTTTGGCGAGCGCAAGTGCGGTTGTCATTCCAAGCGGCCGGGCCCAAAGTCAAAGAACGTCAAACCAACAAGAGGACAAGGATGAAACAAGGTCTTTACAGCAACATTCACGCCAAGAGAAAGCGTATCGCCGAAGGTTCGGGAGAGAAGATGAGGAAGCCGGGCAGCAAGGGTGCGCCAACAGCTAAGGCGTTTAAGGATTCAAAGAAAACAGCTAAAAAGAAATAATTTAAAATTTAAGTAAAACGAAAAGCTTTATGAAAAAAAAGGAATCAACACCATCTAGTTCTGTTCGCAAAGGGATGTTTGGTCGAACCATTAGTAAATCAACCGACTCGCTTGGGACTAAAAATCGTACTGTTTCAAGAACTAAAAGAGATGGAAGTGAAGTTGTAAAAAGTAAAACCACTTCCAATTACGGGGGCAAAAAACTTACAACTAAATCCAAGACTACAAGCACTAATGTTCCGGGATTCGCTGGAAATAAAAATCCTTTTGGGGCAAAACGACTTGTTGAAAGTAAAATTAAGCAAACCTCTTCTGGTCAAGGCTTAAAGAACCGTAACGTATATTCTAGTAATTCCACTTCTGTAGAAACAGGATACGGAAAAGGAATGAACACGGAGCTTTTAAGCAAAAAACAGACTGAAAAAACAGGATTATTCAAAAAACGAGTTTCTTAATATGGCCAAAACTTCTGCATGGCAAAGGAAAGAGGGCAAGAACCCAGAAGGCGGATTAAACGCCAAAGGCCGTGCATCCTATAAGCGTGAGACCGGCGGAACATTGAAGCCCCCTGTGTCTGCTAAACAGGCCAAGAAGTCTCCCAAGGCCGCGGCAAGAAGAAAGTCTTTTTGCTCTAGGATGGGCGGCATGCCAGGTCCGATGGAAAAGAACGGCAAGCCTACAAGGAAGGCTTTGGCCTTGCGTAAGTGGGACTGCTAAAAGCACACGGTCTCGTGTAGAGGTCCGTTGTAGTTACGATTAAAGCCGATCAGAAATGGTCGGTTTTTTTATGAAGCCAGAACGGGACTCGAACCCGCATCTCTTTGGTAAAATCAAAGGCGTTGCCAATTACGCTATCTGGCTAAACAATTCTAACTCGGTTAACAGCGGCTCTGCATCGCGTGTGCTATGAGCCGGCTGAAACTCCATATCCATAGGAGCGTCCCCGAGCAGCTTGGACTAGCTGAATTGTAGTTGATATGAATCATATAAAAAACCGAAGGAGTCTCATACGGAGTGCGGCCGATTACCGTAAGTATTGACCCTTCGGCGTTGGCGGGAGCTACCCGTCAGTTCTTAAATCCAATTTTCCTCAACCAAGGTGTAAGTAAATGAATTACCATAAAGGCTTTCGCTCTTCCTTGCAAGACCCATAAGTTCCTTGAAGTCTGATGGAGAAGATACTACTTGACAACCAGCGGACCAGTTGGTATTCAGCTTGGACTTTGTAATTGCACTTGCCCTGTGTATGTTGACCGCAAACATCCCCTCTTCAATGTTCGCAGAGTCAACGTCCAAGATTATGTCTCTATTGTTGTCTCTATAAACTTTGATGGGCTTTGATTGAACCAGTGCAAGATACCCCGTGTGTTTGCCAATCTTGTATGCACCCTTGTATTGACCGGGAACCATCATGGCGGTCCCTTTTGCGTTCATTGGGTTCTTGTACCAATATGTCCCCGCGTCTGTGGTCGCCTCGTACCTTTTTACCTTCTTTACGCCCTTTTCTCGATACGCACAGCACAAGATGTCGTCAAACAACCCTGCTTGTCTTGAGCCGCTTCTTATTCCGATAAGGTTCAGGTTGTAATCGCCGTTGTCAAAGAATGTGTGTCCGAGTTTAATCAAAGCTGATTTTAACGCATCGTAGAGCGTCTCGTCAGTTGTGTTCAGCAGATACAGCCTTGTCATAGCTTGAAGATTTTATTTTGCGCGTCCATTAACTTCCCTTGGTCAAGCATCTTGCATATTTCTCTGAACTCGTCAGAAGTAATTTTACATGATTCAAATTCACCCAAAGCAGTTTCGTACAGTTCGTCCTTGCTCAACACCTCCATTTTGGGAATGTTCATGAATGTGGTTGTCGTATAGCGCGGCGGAGGGGTGTAGGTATAGGATATGCCTTCCCTTTTCTTGATCTCCTCAAGGATGTTTGACATGACTTTTGATGTGTCTCTTCTTATTGCGTTTTTAACGTAATTAGCAACGCCATAAAGGCAAACGGCAAAGCAAAATCCAATTATAATGTTTATCATAGGTTTATGTTGTATGTTGCGTTTCTCCAAATTTTAATCTGCGTACTAGTAAAGTGCCTGACCACCCCGGTGGAAGAAAGAACAACCGCGAACTCGTCGTTCTCAAGCATCCCATTCTCCTTTACATAAAGGACGTAGCCATCCCCCATTTCTGTTACAACCGGAATTGGATGTGGGGCAAACGTTACCAAGTCTTTGAAATTGTGAAGTTAAAGAAAAGAGCGCTGACCCTAAACTCATTGTAAGCTCTTATGAACTCAACCCCCAACAAAGCGCTTGAATTCATTTGACAAACCTGAAAGTTAGCTCGATAGAAACTATTTGAGCACTTTAAAAGGTTGAATCTGTATTCCATGTTTGTTCTAGGCATTTTTGTGTGGCTATTTCAATGTCCATTTTGGTTATTCCCTTCATCTTGTCCACGTTCTGCTTGACTATTTGCATCACCTGGCTCTGCGGAAGTTCGCTCACTTTCAAGCATTCCGTCAGGATGTGAGACATTATCTCCTTCTTCGTTTTCATCTTTACTTATTTCTAATTTGGTTCGTGTTATCATGATGTCTATTGCCCTCCAATATTCTATCGGCAAGGTGGCAAGGTTTGACATAACCCGATCCATCTCATTCACAACAGACAAGTACGGGGTTCCGCCTTCTATATTGCCAAGGGCAGAATAAGTGTTCTTTAATTCCGTCTCAAGCACCTTGATTAAGTTGTTGGAAATCATTTTAACCTTGTGTTTGAACAGACCAAGAGAGATTGCCTCGTCATGGCACTGGGCATAGATTTGTTGCGCGGCTAATGCTGTGACTAAGAGCCTCTTTTTTTCGTTTATATCCATGTTGCTAAATTACTCCTATGAGATTATTTTGTCAAGTTAACGAATGTTAATTTGCTCCAATCAGGGGTATCATGTTGACCCTTATCATCTCGTCTACTTGCTTCATGCTCTTGGCGACAGTAAATACCGCGCCGCCGGAACAGACATGACAAAGGTTGTTGTATTTCTCGTGGGGCGCTATGTTTTCTATCTGATAGAATATAGCGTCCTCGCACTCAAACCTATCGGGCTCCTTGCCGATCATGCTTGCCAGCCTTTCCTCCTCTGACTCCACGATTACGGGTAAAACTAATCTTATCTTCATTGTAGTATCTTCCTGTAAGAGTTGTCCCATAAAAATTCAGATAGGGCTATTGATGATTCATCTACCTTTTCTTCCGTCCACTCTGGGAAGTAATGGTGCAAATACTCGTGAATTAAGACCCTCATGTACTCCCGCGGGGCTATGCGCGGATCTATTTCGATAAGACCGTTCTCGTGGTAAAGACCATAGGCCCTTTCCCTCCCAAGTTTTCGTTCTTTGACTTTCACGCTCTTTGCCATAAGACAAAGATATTTCGTGTCCGTTCTTAAATTTTTGCATTTTTCTTCTTTTCGCCAAATTGATAACTCCACTTTTTGTAGTATGAATTGTCATAAAATGGTATAAATTCTTGCTTAAACCTTGTTATTGCCCCGTTTTCGTCATTGTGGAACTCGATTATCCATCCGCCAAGGTGGGCGGCGAGCTTTTTCTTCCTCATGAATGGGCTTTGGTCCTGGGTCGTGCCCGTCTGAACGCAATGAACGCCACGGTAGTATAGGTAGTCTGCCTTATGATAGTGGCCTGCAAGCAAGACATGTGGCTTTTCCCCGCCCTGATAACTTTCCACTATTTTTTGTATTGAGTAACTTGTGGCGTATGAACTGCCGCCGCCAGGATGAAGCACTCTCACAATTGTTTCTCCGTTCTTTGCCTTGAGGTGTACGTCAGCCTCCATATACCCCATGTACACAAGGTCGTTCCTACCCTCTTGCCTTGCAATGTACTCAGCGTACTTGCCTATGTCAACACCCTCTCTTTGTGTGTACCATCCCTCGTGGTCGTCGCCCGCTATGAAATAGGTTGTAATTCCCTTTCTTTTGGGGTAATTTTCAACGAAGTACCTTATCTGGTTATCCATACCATGCACACTCAAATCGTGCTTGTTAAATCGAGCCTCTCCGTCAATCCAATTCCCTGTGTTATAGACCACCTTTATTCCCTCTGACTCAAACATATCGTAAAGGGCTTCAAGCACGTCTAATCGCTCGTATTTCGATCCCATGTGGTTGTCTCCCACCGCCCCAAACTTGTAAAATCCGCTTGACATCTTTTTTACGTCAAGTTTCACCGGCTCGGATTTGGGGATGTGGCTTGAGAACAAAACCTTGTCGCCATTCATTGAAAAATTGTGACCAACATCGGCAAGTTCCTTAATCGCACCCCTTACCTTTGAGACGCCTACGTCAAGGGCGTCGGAAATGGACTCAATTGACTCGTGTTTTTTCTTTTTGATTAGGTCTTGAATCATCGACTTAATGTCAGCCTTGGGGGCGGGGGACTTCTTTACATTTGCCCTCTTCCATAAGAAGAACATTCTTCTGAAAGATTCAAAACTTAAGTCTTTTCTGTGTTTTTGCCAAACGGCCCTGATGTTGTCGTCTTGTGTTTCGCTTTTCCCCTCCAGGATTAGATTGTAGAGATGCACGTTGTTTTTAGGCATGACTCGTTGTTTTTACAAATATAGTAAATATGCTCACTATCACCAAATTATATAAAAAAGAACACCCCGCGAGGGGGTGTCTTTACAAACTAAACAAGCTGAATTTGCGTGGATACACGCAACGACAGCATCAAATGTAATTGTTTTCAACAACACAATGTTTGCATTACGCCTCTTCGTGCTTGACTTCTTCAATTTTTAGCGAGTCCATTGGAGGAACATTGTCCTTTAAAGACTCGTGGTGCTTGAAGAACTCTTGCTTCTCAGTTGTGTCGATAATGGCAACACGCCCGTTGCTTGCCCAGATTCTCGCCATAGCGTTCAAATAGCCAAGCGTTTTATCAAAGTCAGCAAGAAGTTTTGATTTTTGTACAAGGTCTCCGTATTCGTTCTTCATGTGAATTCGGTAGTAAGACTTGTCGTCTTTGACGTGGTCAATAATGATAATTTGTGACATAATTATATAATTTTAATGTTTTCGTGCCAGTAGCCATCAGCGTCTTGATAGCGTTTGTATTCTCTTATCTCTTTTTTGCCTTTTGGTAAGTAAACAACCTTGATGTTTTTCTTTATGTCGTGATCTCGCATTAGGTCTTGCCTTATGTTTGAAACCAAAGACTCGTCAACACAAAGAAGTACGGCGTCAAAAAACCTTCTTATTCGCTTATTAAATCTGTATCCGCTTTGAACTTTTCTTATTCCGTTTAACACCGTTGCGTGGTCTTTACCAAACTGGCTGCCAAGTTCCGCGAGTGTGCTTGGCGTTGAACTTCGCATACAGAACCAGTATATTTGTCTAGCAAGGTTGTAATGATATATCCTTGTTGGGTTGATGTAAAAGTCGCTTGACTCTATACCAAAAACATTGTATATCCCGTCGATTATTTGCTCCATTATGGTTGACTGCTCGTCTTTGTTGAAATATATCTGAGCAAATATCCTCCTATTACCTTTTGGGACAAGTTCTATCAACTTGCTGAACTTTGTTTCTTTTATTATGCTCTTGTCCATTAGAAAGGCAAATCATCATCGTTCGACGTTGCATTAGCTACCGGCGCAGGACTGCCCAACTTCTTGATGAAGGTTTCGTTCAGGTAGTTCTCAAAATAATCTTGTCTTTCTGAATCATCCCAAACGTCAATTCCCTTAACCCTGATTTTCTTCATGTCTGGAAGACCTTGTGGGTTTTCTTTTGTCCAATACCAAGCAATGTTATCCTTGTCCCCGTCGTGACGTAGGTAAAGCATGGTCTTTTTCTTGCCGTCTATTTCTTTCATCCAAGGCGTAAATTCAATTTCTTTTGTTACGTCAATGTTTGGCATAGCAAGAAAAAATCCGCTTGAATAACGAGAAGACCAGGGCATTTCTAAATTAAAACTATCCGGACCATCCTTTACCTCAACGACAAGTCTTGAGCCAAACCCCATATTAGAGTCGCTCTTGTAAACGTTTGTGATTTTACCTGAAACCGAGCGGTATCTGTGTTCCCACCAAGTCTTTGAGCCATCCTTTGAGGTGCATTTTACCGCGCCAGGCTCTTCTGTTTTTACCTTTTTTGCTATCTTCCCATCGCTGATGGAGAGATAAGTTTTTGAGGACGAACCTCCTTGATTTAATCCCATGTGTTATAAAATTTAGTTAATTATAATTTTAGCAAATATACTACTTATATGGTAGTGTTTAGCAAGTTAACAAAAGTTAAAATGGACAATCCCCTTTAGGAGCCGCGCCCCCATTAGAAAACATATCATTGAGTTCTTGTTCCCACGGCATAGCGGACTCTATCTTGTAACCCTTCTCTTCGAGAAACTTTAAGTTTGGGTACACGTCACTTGGTTTCTTTGGCTTTTTCTCCTCCTCAAATTTCATTTCGGACTGAACAAACTTGTCGTCAATGTACTTCTGCATGTAGTCTGTACCGCCAAATGTGTACCTTCTGGTCGATCTGTTGAGTTCAAAGTCAAAACTACCCTTGACCCCAACTATTTTCTGCCTTCTGATTTTCTTTGAATGGAACTCACACGCAGGGTTGTCTGGGGTTGTCTGAGCAAACGGCCTGTGGTAGATTAAAATATTATCCGCCTTGTTATTCCACATCGCCCCGTCGGCAAGGTCAAAGACATCAGGACAAGGGTAGTTGCCATCGTCTCCCTTTTTCATCTTGTGAGGGTTGACAACAACATCGAAGTACACGTTGTTCTTTTTGGCAAACCTCGTACAATCAGAAAGGAAGGTTTCAAGGTATTTGTCGCTTCTTCCCCCGCTCTTTCCATAGTCGTTCGCCATCTGGTTAAAGGGGTCAATCACAACCCGCTCAACCCCATGCTTGACAACGAGACTGAGGAAAACTTCTTTTACATAATTCGGTGTCGGGCTTACGCTCTTTGGGTACACCATGAAGATATTTTCCCCAATCCAATCATACACCTTCATGTACGACTCGTGGTGCGGTCTCATAGGGTTTCTTGGCGTGCAATCCCTTCCGAAATAAATCTCAACAAGGTCGTGGTAGAACTGCTCTGCCGGTAATTCTTCGGGTGTGAATATGGCGACCTTTTCACCAAATCTTATGAGCCTGAAAAGCATCTCCCATTTCATGAAACTTGACTTTCCGTAGTTACCTATACCGCTGATTACAGTAAGGTCTCCCTTCACCCTTTTGAAGTGCTTATCAAGTTCAGGTACACCTAGTTCTTTGGCTTGAATGTATCCGTTGAGGTAAATTGATTCGGCAAACGATCTAACGTCAGAGGCGTAAATGACATCCTCCTTGCCCATCTCTTCGAGGTTCTCCTCGGTGAGAACAACGTCAACCTTGGTCCCGTCTATTTTGGTTACAAGAACATCGTCCTTGAATTCCGCGGTTGCAAATTGCGCTGAACTTGACTTGTAGGCACTCTTTACCGCGCTCTGACACTCTAACCTTGTGAAACTTGAGTCTGCGCTCACATAACCCAAAATTAAGATTTGAGCTTCGTTCTCAGGGATTCCAAAACGGCAACAAGCTGAGGCGAGTTTGAACACAAAGTGGTTTCTCTCCCCCTCTCTAAACGCGTCTCCTCGCGAGGTCATCCACTTAATCAACTTCCCAAACACATCATCTCCGCTTTGAACAACCATTGCGATCATTTCCCTCTTTTCCTTTGAGGCAATCTTGTCGTACTCCTTGGCGTTTTTGTTTATGTATATTTCGGGGTCATAAGACTCAAAACACAGTCTCGATAGGTTTTTCCCGGTCCTGTCAACGCCTGGGATTTCATCGAGCATCGACATGAAGTGTTCGTTGTGTAAGTTCTTGTGTTTTATCCTCACAAGCGCCTTTACTCCCTTCCCGCTCGGAGATACCCAAGTTGCCGTGACGTAAGAAAGTTTGGAAAGTTGCTCCTTCTTCTTTTTTACATCTTCAACCCCATCAAAGTCAAGGACGATGTACCCGGAATGCTCAATCAACTCAGAGTCCTTTCTTGACTTAAATGTTCCGCTGAAACACACGGCAGGCAAGGTTTTCTTTACCTCGTCGGCTTCTTTTTTGGGCAGGCTTTGTGCCTTCAAGACCGTGTCTTTCGACTTGCCTTGCGCGATTCTTTCGAGGGCCTTGTCAATGCTTATAACATGCCCGACTGTGTCGTTAAAGTTTCTGTAAATAGAAACATTACCAAGTGTTTTCTCTGTCATATTCCTGTGTTTTAATTTGTTTTTGTTCTAATGGCTCATCCTCCCACCTTCTGTCTCGGAGGTAGCGAATGGGGTCCTTCCAATATTTTGGCTCGCGGCCCAACTTGTGGTTGTCCATGCCTTCCACGGCTAGTATCTGGTCGGCATCGGACATTTTATTCCAAACAACTTCAGTTTGCTTCTTATCCACCTTCTTGTTGTATGAATTCCAAAAATCGCTGAATAGATATTTATTTGTTATTTCTTTCTTTGTTATATCTATATATGTAGATGCGGGTTTTCGGATATCCGTTTTCCCGATATCCGTTTTCCCGATATCCGTTTTCCCGATGTCGGGTTTCCCGCATTCCGTTGAAAGTGGCTCGTAGTATACGATGTAGTTAAATCCACGCGACAAACCACCCTCCCCGACCATCCTGATGGACTGTATGTATCCAAGTGCCTCAAGCTCAAGCCAGGCGCTGTTTATAGACTCTTTTCCGTCCGTAAAGTAGTCGGTAAGTTTGGTTTTGTAGATTACCCAATCGGAGGGAAGCGACAAAAGGAACGAAAGAAGCCCCTTCGCCTTTAGGCTTATTCGGTTGTCTCTGAGGAATTCCGTTGGAATCATTGCGAAGGGAGCGTCCTTCGTCTTAATTATTTGTCCTGTATTCATAGTCAAAAAGAAAGCCCGCAAGAGCAACTTCACGGGCTAAATTAGGGTAAGATTAGTTACCTATCAAGCCCTCGTTTGCTGTTGCTCTAAACAAACGACGACTGGACAAGGGCAAATGTATGGGATAAAACACTTCGAATGTCAAAAAAATTGCTAATTATTCACACGAGTTGACTTGACTATTATATTTTCATACATTTGCCAAATGACAAATTTAAGACCACCCGATGAGTGCGCTTTTGTTGAGGTGCTGAACATGGGAAAGACTCACATAGACGCCATTGTAAAATCAGTAGGCCCAAACTGTGAGCTTGAAGTTGGCCAAAAGATTGGCACAACAAAAAAAATATTTAAAGTTGAAGTCCAAGGTGCTGACGTTTACTCCGTCAACATGAGGGACGTATTATTTATTTCCGAAAATGGATAAAAGAAGGAATAATTGGAAACGAGCCATAGAGGTTTCTAAAAGGCTCCTTGCCGAAGAGGTTGAAATTTACGAGGTAATGAGAATATTCACACCCATGTCCTCCGGCGCGAGAAAAAGATTTCTATTGTGCGACATCGACATAACCGAAAAGGATCTTGACGAGGTCGATAGGGCAATTAGCGGTTACAAAAAAACCCTTGAAGAAATAAGCAGCACCAGAATAGAAAAGCGCGTCAAAAGGAGTATGTTTTTCCAAACACTAAAAGAGCATTATGATAAGAACAAAGTCTAAAGAAAACTACGCCAAGATTATTGAGGTTTTCTCTTATTACTTGGAAAGGGATGATCTCGGTTGTCACGACGCGGAATTTCTCATGCAAGATGAGGACGCCAATGAGTTGTTTAATTATTCTTACCACACGCTTCGCAGGGCTGTAATAAAGCTCAGAGACAAAAAGAACATAGGCAAGAAAAACTTTGACAAGCAAAAGGAGATATTAAAAATCTACAAAAACAAAAGAAGTGAGTTACCAAGAGGTTGATATAGAAAAACTCCGAATCATAAACGGGGAATGTTTGATTGAGATACACTCTCTTGTTGAGAATGAGATTAACTTCAATGGAACAAAGTTGCAGATT